CAACCCGTGCAGATAAGGTAGTAATACCTTTCTGTCGGAAGAAACGAGTATCTTGCATATCTATACTCATTACCTCTTTAAGAGATATTGGAGAATAGTTCGTGTCAGAAATAACATCTTGCGATGCAAACTGAAACATCCCTATTTCGGATATAAAAGATTTCGGTAAACCTATAGTAATACCATAGTTTTGACAGACAACTTTATAGGAGTCTGCCACACTACGATCTGCGATAACGATATCATCCCCCAAGATAAGATAATCTTGGAAATTCGGACGATTAATCCTCATTGCTGCAACATAGACTAGAAAGTGATGAACTAACGCCATAGAAGCCCAAGATGAAAGGGCCCCCATGGGTTGTCCACGAGTATAACGAACGAATAACCTAATCTTAGAAATTAATCTAGGATTAGAATATTTTACAACACGAGTCTCTTGAGACGGAGCATACTTATATTTATAAGGAATCTCTGTCACATATTCTCTATCTACAAGAACGTCTAACCAGGCTTTAACTAGTCTTTTTCCATTAGGACCAAAAAATGGTTCTAAAACAGCTAAATATAACTGCTGTGGAATAAGATCAGTCGCTGCTTTAAGATCAAATGAAGCGATATAAGTATATCCTTTATCTTGGAAAGCTTTTACTTTCCCAAGTTGATCAAAAGTAGCATCCCCTGGTAAGACTTTCAAGATATCGAATAAAGAATCGTGTATTGGTTTCATAAACCATTGAGTAAAATAATCAACGATCGCAAATACTCTCACTTTACCGGCTGCCTCATATTTAAAGGATAATTTCCCTAGACGTAATCTATCGATAACCTCAAAACTAGATTTGAAATCTATAATTTTTTGGATATAAGCAGGTAACTTAAATTTTGGAGGTGAAACTCCATGTAATTTAGGATCTGTGGGTATAAAGAAACCTTTATCCTCGGCTAACGCTCCTGTTTGCCACATCATCTGTTCTAACCAATATAACGCTTTATAAGGATATTTGTCTCTATCTGGATTTAACTCCACTAGAAGACGAATATACCGAATAAGCGCGGACCGATCATCTAATGCAAAATGCAGTAGAGCATCTAATCCGGCTCCTAAAAAGGAGATTGTTGAGTTAG